AGCGCTGCTGGCTGCGTTTGCTGCACTTGTCGCAGCTTCAGACGCTTTAGTCGTGGCCGTGGTTGCCGATGCGGCTGCATTTGTAGCGCTGGTCGCAGCCTCCGCCGCCTTGGTCGTAGCGGTATTGACGCTGGTCGTCATACTGGAAGCGGAGCTTGCGGCATTCGTGGCCGACGTAGCGGCATCCTGGGCGTATTTCTTGGCTCCGTATCCCTGCCCCGTAACGACTTCGGCGCTGGTTTTCGTTGCCCAATCCTGAGCCAACGCCGCCGAGTTGGTGGCGGTTGTGGCTTGCGTGGTGGCGGTTGTGGCGGCAGTCGATGCGGTGGTTGCCGACGTCTGAGCGCTGGTTGCCAGGCTCTGCGCCGTAGCGGCAGAGTTTGCAGCATTGGTAGCACTCGATGCAGCTTCGCTGGCTTTGGTGGTGGCGGTCGTGGCCGATGCTGCGGCAGCTGTTGCCGAGTCGGTTGCCTGCCCAGCCTTGGTGGTTGCCGTGGTTGCTGCGGTGCTGGCTGTCGTGGCCGCATTACTGGCCGTGGTTGCCGCCGTACTTGCGGTAGCTGCCGCCGCAGTTGCGGTGTTTGCGGCGCCAGTTGCGGTAGACGCTGCGCTGGTTGCCTCAGATGCCTTAGTGGTCGCCGTAGTGGCAGAAGCCGCAGCATTGGTAGCTGACGTGCCAGCAGAAGCCGCCGAGTTGTTTGCAGACGTGGCCGATGCAGAAGCTGATGTCGCGGCGTTTGTCGCCGTGGTTGCGGCAGCAGTGGCGGCAGGCGTCACATCACCAGTGTCGCCTTTGTCACCCTTGGCGCCCGTAAGGCCTTGCGGCCCCTGCGGACCAACGGCAGCAACCTCAACGATCGAGGCAGGAGCAACCTCCTGCACTACGACGATTGAGCCGGTATCTTCTACAACGACCAGGTCGCTCATCGCGTGATCTCCTTGGATACGGTGATCTCGCCCTCAATCAGCCTGGTCACGGTTCCGTCGTAAGACACGACCTCCAAGTCGTACTTGCCGCGAGTCCAGGTGATTGCCGCCGTGGTTGTAGCGCTGAAGATCATCGTGACCGTCCCGGTTGACGGGGCGATCGACAACTTACCGTTGGCGGTGGTGAGCTCGAGCAACACCTCGTCAGAGCTCACGCTCTTGCGGATCTGCATCCTGGCGGTGTAGCCGGTCATGTTCACCGGATTGCCGGCACTGTCCTTCCACTGTATGGGCTTGAGCAGGGTCGTGCCCTGCTCGATCTCAAAGTCATAGGTTGCTGCTGGCATCAGATTCTCCGGAGCTTGACGCTCAGATTGGAACGGACCTGACCATGCAGAGCGCGGCTACGGGCGACGTTGATGCCTTGCTGGAACAGACCCTTGTGAACCGCAGCCATCTCGACGTTGGTATAGGGTTTACCCGCACTCATCATCAGGCGAGATAGAGCACCAGAAGCGATGACTTCGGCGTAGTCCTCGAGGATCACGCTCTCAACGCCGTCGCTGGCGCGGGTCGGCTTGAGCGCAACACGCATCGTCAAGCCGTTGGGATAGTCTTTCTCTGGCGGGTACCACACCGACACCGATCGCTCATCCTTCTGGAGGTATGCGCGAGGGGTGCTGTTGGCTTCCTGGTACGATTCGAACAGACGGTTGTAGACCGACGCTTCACGCACCAGGTCTGGAGCCAGAGGGCCGAGCTCGTTGTTCTCGAGCCAGGCTTTCATGACCTTGACCACGATGTAACCCTTGGGCGGCTCCAGGTCGTAATCGACCACGCCAGTCTTGAGCGTCACCGGATCGTGATCGCGCTGGAGAACCAGGCTCTTCTCGCAAAACTCGATCACCGCATTCTTGACGGCGTTGGCCACCAGCATCTCTGCGGCGCCAGGAACCTCGGGGAGGATGTTGGGGAAGAAGTCTTCGTACGACGCAGCCATCACACGCCTCCAGCCTGGATTGCGGCGGGATTGCTTTCCGCGCCCTTACGGTTCATGGACATGCCAAACGCCACGTCCTTCTGGAGCTTGATGCCCATCAGCGAAGCAAACAGCGACAGGTAGCTCGAGGCGAGCTGGGCGTTTCCGGCGTAGTCGGCTTCTTTGGCGTACGCCCGGAAAAGGACGTACAGGACGATGCCCTCGAAATACGCATCGGAGATCGTCAGGTCATCGCTGCTCGCGGTGACGACGGTCGGACGCTTGGCGTACAGGATCTCGGCTTTGGTGCCGGCCACTGCCGGGGGATTCACCCAGAAGCTGGTCGGATTGCGCTCGTCGTAGACCGAGTTCTTGATCTCGGACTTCTTGGTGTTCGTGTGCCAGTACGGATCGTAGGCATCCAGGGTGTCACGATCGGTTGGGCGGATGGCTCGGCCAGCGGTTACGCCGTCCGATGCCACGTTGCGAATGACGTCCAGCAGGCGATAGCCGCCGCTTGGGATGGATTGCTTGGATCCAGCGACCAGGCTGATGACAGCGCTGACAGGGAAACAGTCAGGCCGATACACGGCGATGAGGCCCTGTGCATCGTTGATGGCGTCGATGAACTCTTGGTCAGTCCAGCGGTAGGCGCTGGAGTCGGCGTCATTAAGGATTGATCGGACCCGAGAAAGGACGTCAGAGACTTTCATGCTTCACCCGGTTGTGGTTTGGCTTTGCGTCCGGGCTTGCGGACCTCTTTGCGGAATGCCTCGAGGGCATCCTCAATACCAAGGTCTGCCACCGTTTCCGGCTGCGCTGTCTCTGAATTTTCGTTGGGGTTTTGTTCCGGAGCCGGCTTGGCCTGGGGCTCGTAGGGCTCCATGTCGTCGCGGCTGGCCAGGGCCTCAGTCCAAACGTAGATGTGGCCGGATGTCTTCTGTCGTAAAAGCTTTTGCATTCAGTTTCTCCAAAAGAAAAGGGAGGGGCAAACCCCTCCCTCTTGGTCAGCAGGTGAAGATCACTTGCGGACGTAGCCAGCAACCAGAGCTTCGGGCTTGGTCACTTTGTAGCCGTACACGTTCAGACCACGAACGATGTTGCCAAACGTGCTTTGGGCACGCAGGGTCTCGACGTTGGTCATCTGCGAGGCAAACGAGATGGCATCGCGGGTGCCGGCCATGATGTTCCAAGCCTTGTAGTCGGCGTTGGAACCGGTACCGCCAGAGGCGGCGTCAGCGCCCAGGTCGGTCACGCTGGACAGGTTGTTGCTGACGTACAGGGTGAAGCGATCCACCATGCCCAGCTTGCCGTTACGCAGGGGCGTAACGCTGTCGCCGGTCAAGTACGCGGCCTTGAGGTCCGAGCGCTTGATCATCGAGGCCATCCAGGCGGGCATGACGCACCAACGGCCATCTTCAGGCACGTTCTGCTCGTCCAAGCACTGGCCCATATCCAGGATCATGTCCAGAACGTTGGCCGAGGTGACTTGGCGGGGAGCACCAGTGGCGCCGAGGTTGATGTCGCCAGAGATGGCACCAGCGGTGGCACCCTTGTTGGCGGCGGCGGCGTCGGCAAACACGGTACCAAGAACATCACCGTCGATGGCGATCTTCATCTGCTGACTGGCGTCATTGGTGAAGATGTCCATCAACTTGACGTCGGCTTGGGTAGCGTCCACGTCGTCCAGAACGACGGCGAAGTACTTGCCCTTGTCGATGTTCAGTTCCAGCGGGGTCGAGGTGGGAACCTGGGAGGTCAGGTTCTGGCCCTTGGTGTAGCTGGAGATGGTGATGGTGGGGATCGAACGGATGTAGACCTTGTCGCCTTGACCCTTGATCTCGCCTTCCCAATCGTTGTTGGTGATTTCGCCCAGGACGGTGCTCTTGTAGAACTTGACCTGGAGCTTGCCGGACCATACCTCGGGGATGAAGTTAGAGCCGGTGGTCGAATCGTAGGCGCCAGCGTTGCCGGAGCCGTAGTAGTTACTTGCTGCTGCGAGAGACATGATGAAACCTTTCAGGTTCTTTTAGCCGGCTTACCGCACTCTTCGTTCGCGGATCGCCAACTGAATTTCTTGATCAATGGCCGCAGCATCCTTCTCGTTCAACTCACCTCGACGGTCTCGAGCGTAGAAATCAGCGATCTCTGCGCGAGTCCAGATCTTCTTGCCCGGAGGTGCCTCGGGGGTCCGAGTCGCCACTGGTGCAACCTGTGAGTCAAGCGAAGCAGTTGCTGCCGCCGACGTATTTTCCTGAACCTTCTTGAACGCTTTGAAGAATCTGGCAACGCGATCCGCATCGCGCTTCTCTTCAGCCTCCGACAAAATGGCTTGGCGTGTATAGCCGGTGATCTCATCGGATTCACCGAGCCATGCGTGGAAGTCGGGGTCGTCGTTGATCGCCATCCAATCCGGAACCGATGCGGTCAGCTTGTCAAAGAAGCTCACCTCTCTGTTCTGGGTCACATTGCTGTCAATCGACTCCAGCCGTTTCTTGAGTGCAGCGATCTCCGCATCCTTGCTCTGAACCTCTTCCCGCGCTGCGCGGCGGATCAGGTCAACCAGCGGCTCACCAAACTCATTCACTTCCTCGGGCTTGACCAACGATTCCTTCGGTTTCGTCAGGCTTGCCTTCAACGCCTCCACTTCTTCGGTCAGGCTATTCAACTTGCTATCACGCTCTTTGATCGCCGCATGCAGTCGCGGAACCTCGGCGTTGTACTTGCCGTGCAGCGTCTTGTATCTGGCTTCCCACTTGTCGTCTCCTTCCTGGCTGGCCGGCGCAGGAGGGGTGCTTGCAGGTGCAGGTGCCGTGGCTGCTGGTTCGCTCGGAGCCGGCGTATTGGCCGGGGGATCCGAAACACCTTGAGTCGCTGGCGGCGTCTCAGGTGGTGTCTGCTGGGGCTGTCGAGCCTGTTGCAGTCGTTGAAGAGCTTCGTCTGCCTTTCTTTCCGCCTCGAGGACGGCGCGTGGTAGGTTCAATTCAAACTCCTTGAGCCTTCACTACGCTTCAGGGGCCTCTAGGGTTTTCCCTAATGCTTCGTTCCGGTGTTCTCGGTGCCTATGCAATCCGCCATAGGTCCTGCGGTTTGCCCCGACGGGGCGAATCACTTCAGTTTTCGGAGGATGTCTCTTGCGTTGCGCTTCTTTTCCAAGAACTCACCCAACGCTTGAGACGCTCCCTGCATCCAACGAGTGCGAACTTCGCTCTCAGTTGTCGCAGTTTCATCACGAATTTGTTCCAGCGATCCTTCGATCCACTCACAAACTCGTTCAAAGTCATGGTTGCCTTCCAATGAAGCCAACGATTGAAGAACTGTAATTGGTGGTTTCCCTAACACGCCAATCACTTCTTGTAGTCTTGGAGCGAACGAACGCCAGGACCCTGGGTTTCGTCGCAGGTGTTGGCCGGCAAGAAGCCAGGCTGCTGGCGCATCAACGGGTAGTCATCGACGTCGTCCGCCTCGACCATTCCGCCGTCAGCCATGCGCATGCCGGCGCTCATCGGTTCGTCGGCCATTTGTTTTGCGCTGGCCTGCTTTGCGCCATAGGGTCGTTTCATGATCGTTCCTTATTGAACAAGGTTGGCGTCTTGGCCACCGGCAGGATTGCCTGCGGCGTCCAGTGTCGCTGGGGCTTGGGGTTGTTGCTGCTGTTGCAGCGCCAGCTGTTGCATCTGAGCGGCTTGCATCTGCTGCTCTTTGAACTTGAGTTCCTCCGGGGTGGGCACCAGTTTGTCGGTGTCCATCTGGAGGGATTCGGCCACCTGGCGCAGGAGGTACGCCCTGCCTTCCATGCCGACGATCTGCATGTCGATCTGGTTGGCGGTGGCTTGCAGGAATTCGTTGCGGCGCATCTGCAACTGCTCCTTGGCAACCAAGCCCATCGCACCCTTGGCCATGACTTTGAAGTCGCCCTTGGCGGAGGCGTCCGAGTCGTAGAGCATGTTGTGTACGTACATCCGGCCAACGATCGAGGCGATCACCACATCGCAGGAAGCGATGGCGGACTTGATGCCCTTGGCTGCGTTGTCCATCAGCATCGACAGGCCAGACGCCGTACGCCCAGCGCCACCTGAAGCCTGACCGCCGTACACGTAGTTCGGGATCCCGGTGACTTCGTCGGCTTGCTTCATGAAAGTCAGGTATACGTTCATGAGCTCGGGCGCATTCATGTTGGGCTGGAAGAACCTGACGGCAGGCTGACCGCCGCCAGTGCGATCGGACGTGGTCTGCCAGATCTTCCAGGGGTACATCGAGGTGACGTTCTCGCCATCAGGCAAACGGTCAACCGCGATCTCGGCCTGGGGACCGGAGGCAATCCCCATGTTGTTGGCCAAGCTGCGAGCAGCGGCGTTGCACATGATCTGCACATCGCGCATCTGCTCGGGGAGCGCCGTGCCCCAGAAGGATCCGGGGACGGGAACCCATTGTGCGATCTCGTATGGGCGCTGGCCCAGGGGATCGGGGTTCAACTGCACTTTGATGATGAAGGGGCCGATTTGCCAGACGTTGACCTCGTACTCCTTCATCGGGTCAATCTTCTTCTTGAAGCCCCAATCAATGAGCATCTTGCCGGACACCGAGCCCCAGAACTCCAGGGCCTCGATCACTTCTTTGGTGTACAGACGGGCGTGGGGTTTACCCTCGAGACGATCGCGTTCCTGGTCGCCCATCAGCCACTGGCGGAAACCAGTTTCGCCAAAGCGCTCGAGCACCTGGTCGATGTCTTTGTCGCTGTACCCAGGGGTGCCGCGCATGGCCTGGAGGCTGGCGCGTGTCAGGCGGTGACGCTCAATCAGGTACCCGTCGTTGACGGTGCTGGAGTTGGGCGACGGGAAGATGTCGTGGGGTGAGACGCGGTTGGTCTCGCGCACGAAGTCGTTGACGATCAGGGGCTGGAACTTCGGTCCCCACTTCATCGTCTTCTTGCGGCGCACGACCGGACCCTTGAGGATCGCGGTCGGGTAGGTCACGAAGTCATCCACGAAGTCGCGGAAGGCTTGCTCAAATCCGCCAGCGGTGAGCTGGTCCTCGATCTTGTTCTCCATGCGGTTGGCGCACTTCTCCGCCTCTTCGCGCATGCGAGCCATGATCGTGTCGTGGACCTCTTCCATCCGGACACGGAAGGCTTCAGGGTGAACCTGGCCACCGGCCTGGATGAAGGCTTGCATCTCCATCTGGACGAGCTCAACAATGCCGGCAGCGATCTCGGGCGGGAGCTCAGGCTCCTTACCAGGCTGGAGCTCGAAGGCACGCTTGCCGCCGCCGAGCATGACGTCGTTGATCCAGTTGGCTGCGCCCCTGGCCTTGATGTCGGTAATGCGCATGAAGATGTCCGAGCCACCGGTCTGGGCGATTTCCATCGCTTTGTCCGGGTCGTAGACACCTCGACGCTGGCGCTCGCACTTGAGCAAGCGTTCAGTGATCTCGGTCTTCGAGAACTTGGCGCGTTCCCAGCAGTCGCTGATGTGACCCGACAACCCCGTATAGAGGATGTCGATCAAATCGTTCTTCTGCTCGACCTTGACGTCCACCTCTACCGGTTGAGGTGCGCCAATCATTCCAATGGCGATTCCGTTCATGTCCAACCCTTACTGGATGCTTGGACGATCGAACGAGCCCTTGCTGGCCGCAGACCGTTTCGCACCCTCATGCACAAATACTGAAGAGCGTCATGGGGATGCGAGAAGGCATCCTTGACGGGACGGTCCCTGTATCGTGCAGCGCCTGAACTTTTCACGCGCTCATACCGGTAGCGACCATTGAATCCTTTGCGAAGCGTCGAACAGCTTGGGTCAAGCAAGAGCCCAGGTCCGCCGTCAATCATTCGCGTCAGGAAGAATGCAACCGATTCTCGCCGGGGTATCCAATCATTGGTTGCCGCCGGTTCGGTTGGGATGCCCAGCTCGAGCAGCTCCTGGAGGCAGGTACGCTCGTCGGTCTGGGCGCGGATCTGGCCGGCGGGGTCGCCTTCCGAGAACCGTTGAAAGCCGTTGTACTTGTTGGTCAGGATCGGTCGAACGATGTCCGACGTGAACTGACGGATACCCATGTCCTCGGAGATGATCTCCTCGAGGATGACCAGGCGCCCATTGGGCATCTGCTGGCCGATGATGCAAGCTGGGGTTAACCCGAAGTCCCAGCCCAGGATGATGGGCAGACCACGCACCGGCTCGAGCTTCTTGTCAGAAACATGGACTCGATCGTTCCACTCCGGATAGACGGGCTTGCCATCTGATGTCGTCCCATAGTTGCCCATCAGGAAGACGTTGATCCAGCCTTCCTGTTTGCCGCCCACCTGGCGCAGGTAGTACTCATGGCCGCTGGGCAGGTTGTCGATGTTCTCGGCGTCCGGGTTCGGGTGGTAGTTGCCGTCCTCGTCCCGATAGATTCCGCCTGGCTGGCGGAAGAACTTCCAACCCTTGGGCGTTTCGACCTCAGCGATCTGGTAGTACCAGTGGTCGTCGTCGGGCGGGTTGGTGTCCATCACCACGCCGGTCCAGCTCGGGCCACCCTTGAGCTTTGACGGGTAGCGACCCACACGCTGGGTACACATGTCGAAGACCGCCTTGGAGATCTCCGACGCTTCATTGATCCACACACCGGTAAGTTCTAAAGACCGTAACTTTCCGGTGTCTAGTTCTGAGTCCAGCGCCAGGAAGATGACCTCGAGCTCCATGGCCGTGCCGTCCCCGATGTCGTCAATCCTCATGGTCGAGGTGATCGGGGTATCCCAGCGGATGGGCGCCACGTTCTGCGGGAACCACGTCTGCCAGGTCTTGATGGTCGTGGACTTCAGCTCGGGGTAGGTGTTTCGAATGATGGCCCACCGAGATCGCCGGACCCCGTCGTACCAGGGCTCCTGTTTGCAGGCTCGCATGACGATCTCGGCGCAGCAGGAAGAGGACTTGCCAGAACCGACAGGCCCCATGAGTCCCCGTACAAAGGAATGGTCGTTATGAAAGCTGGCTGCGTTGGGTCCGGGCGGGTAATACGTGACCAACCCGTCGTCATGTTGTGCAACCTCCAACGTCATTGCGGCTTTGGAAGGTTGGCGTTCAGGTTGAACGTGATGCCCTGCGAACCCGTCTCGATCTTCACGTCAGACAGGTTCGGCAGCGACTTGTCCATCAGGACTTTGATGGCCTGGACCTGCTGCGAGGTGAGCTCCACCTTGCCCATGGCGCAATCGGTCAGCCGATTGATGAGCTGTGAAACTTGAATCTTTTTGCGGACGTCGTCCTGATGGGTCTTGCGAAGTCGTGCTGCCATATCAACCTCATACCTGCCGTTGGTGGCATGGGCTGATTTTCGTTGGGGATTTGGAATGACAGACGTTAGGCTCCCGACACGCCGCATGAACTCAATCACTGGCGCTGGCCGTGTACTCCTCGCAGTCTGTCAGTGCGGAGCACTACCCCATTTACGCAAGAGGTCGGCGAGTGTGGTGCCTTACGGGCACCAGTCGGCCAGGTCACTCGAGGGAGGAGCGTCCCATGGGGAATCGGCCCCGGCCCTGGCTGCGGATGTTACGCGCCACCTTCCGCTGGGCGCTTATGGCATTCAGAAAAACCACAGATGAAGTTTGCCTGGTGCTGCATCCAAAACCAATCAGGGTTAACACCTAAAACAGTTGGCACACTCCTTGCAAATATAGGTATATAAGATACCGGTATATACCGTACCGATGTATACCGATAACAGATGTATATCTCTACGTCTATTTCTCATACACACCCTGTCCTAAAGACAAAGGGTGTGTATGAGAAGGAAATATAGATAAAAAAATACCGGTATATACCGTTCGATATATACCGGTTCTTTGTATATCGGTTGTATATCGGTATCCATTGGATACCGGTATACATATATATATCTATATATAGTGTATATAGTCTATATATAGCTATATACAGGCGTCACTGACCGAGCTTGACCTTCTCGGACGCCGCAGCGAACGTCTTCAGGAGCTGTTCCACCAGCTTCATCAGGTCATTCACCCCACCAAACTGGCGCAAGTCCAGGTTGGACTCGAAGTAATGCGGCTCACCGTACAGCAAGACGCTTCCGGACAGCTTGACCAGCCACGGAGCGTCGATGATTTCGCTCTCTGGGCGTACATCGACCTGCTTCAACGCCTCAAACTGGTTCAAAAACGCCTGTACATCGTGTGACTGCAACATCAATCGCTCCTGTGTGCTGAAAAACACAGCATAGCCGGGGTTCCTTAGGCCCCCGTAGGAGCGATTTTTTGGTCCGGTGGGTACCTACCCCTACCCCTACCCCAGAAAACGCAGCCAAGGCCCGATTTAGCGGCTCCTTGCACGGCTGTCGATCGACGTTTGAGGTCTCTCATTCAAAAAAGGGGACTCGGACGTGAGATCAGATATGCACTGGAGTCCTCATACCCCCGTACCTCACGTCCAAGACCACGGTACGCCAGGGCCTACCCTCATGCGTGGCGAAGCACTGATGGTTAATCCGTCACACAACCAGCAGAAACAAGGGTTTGCGTGACGTTTGTGCTAAAGATGTGATGTCGTTTCGCCTTCCCCTCTGATGAGGGAAGGCTCAACTTTCCCTTTTTTGGTGTACTTATCCACAAGTTATCCACAGATTTCTCAGAATATGAGGACTTTTGCGTGATTTCTTGTGGATAACCTGTTGATTTCTCAAACCCTTTTGGAGCTGACTATGTTCAAACATCACTTCACTGTTTACTTTGCACTCAAGACCTTCATCTGCCTTGCTGGCTACCTATATGGCGTAGCTGTTCTCGGTGTCGAGAGCTCAACTTTGCTTATCGTTGCCGCTCTCTCGCTCGCCTTCACGCCTGTTATGGCTTGGTTGGAGGCACAGCAATGAACAACCACATCAAAGACTGCTTGCTGGCGATCGTGATCGGTGTCTGCCTTGCCATGGCTCTCGTTGCTTGGTGGTCATCGTGAAGCGCGGTGAATCTGTCACCTGCCCCAAGTGCTACGGCACTGGGGTCTATCGCAACCTTGGCAAGTGTTTCACCTGCCTTGGCTCTGGCGTGATGAATCACGCTGACTTCAAACGCTGCCAAGCCTACCAACAGCGTTACTCCACTTCCAGCCAACAGCGTCCGCTCATCTGAGCTCTGCCTCCGGCTGGCTTTCCGGAATCCTGCCCCCTATCGAGGGGCGGATTCCTCCCTCTTTTGTTTGTTGGTGCCTTCGGCGCCTGTTCCCTTGTTTGCTTTCGTGTTCCTTTGTTCAACTTCCTTTAAGGAGAAAACCATGACCATCGCTATCGCTCAAACCGTTGCCAATCCCGCTGCTCCTACCGCTGCTCAGATCCAGCGTTTAGTGGCTCTCGGCATCAACACCGTGCCTGCTACCCGCTCAGAAGCATCGCAGGCCATCTCTGCCGCTATCGCCCAGCGCGATATGCAACCCGCCACCCTGGCCCAGATCGGGCGTGCTGCCGCTCTCGGTGGCCGTGACCTGCCCGGAGCCGGCGTTCGTGAGAAGTCAACCCAGATCTACCTCTTGGAGGCTCTGGTTGCCTTCGACAACGCTGCCTCTCAGGAGGACACCAACGCTGCTGCTGAGATGCTCATCGCCCGTGTGCGTGAGCGTCTGGTCAAGCCGCTGCGTGTGACAGTCACCGCCCCCAAGGCTGAAGACGCACCGCTGTAACCACATCGCAACGATCGGGGCTGGTTCGCCAGCCTCGGTCTTTGTTTTTCATGCGCCGTTCCCGGCTCAATCATTCCACGTTGATAGTGCTCACTAACCAATCATTCCATGGAGGGAATATGCCAAACACCATTGACCTTGAATCCCAGCTCAGCCAGTTCATTGGCACCGAGCGTTACCACTTCAACCCGCTGTATCCCTGGATGCGCTACACCGATGGCGTTCAGTACTTCGCCCAAAAGGCTGGCGCGTACTGGTTCCTGGACATCCTGGGCACCGAGCTGATGAGCAAGGTTCGCCGCAATCCGTTCATGTCCATCACGATGGACGTCAAGGACGGCACCGCCAACATCATCGTGACCGATGGCAATGACGGCCAGGTCTGGTCACGCAAGCAGATCTACACCGACTGCCCTGCCGGTGAGTGGCGCTTCTTCCTGACTGACAAAGTTCTAATGCTGACCTCGGAGTACTGAACCATGCAACGACCAATCTTCAACCCAACCAATGGCATCCCGATCCCGCATCCGATGAATCGGGACGAAGACGCCGAGCTCCAGGTCATCTGGGAACAGCTCAACGGTGCGCTGTATGACTTGACTGCTGGCAACCCAAAGGATGCCATCGAAACAGTCGAGGACTGCATCAAGCGGCTGGAGCTGCTGGGGGCTGGATCATGACCGCGCAAGAACTGTACGAGACGCTGGACAAGGCCGGCATTGACTTCGAGGTCATTCAGATCTTTGAGGGCGCCAGGTTCATCCGCGTCGAAGTCGAAGAGGAGGATGAAGAATGAACCCGAACATTAAAGTTCTCATCACCAGGGCGGAGAGCATCCTGAATGACTGGCTGGTTGACAACACTCAGGATGTGTTTGAGGAGCAGCCAGAGATTGATGATGCAAGACAACTGCTCATTGAGGCCATTGATCTGATTGAAAAGGAGTAACAAATGCTGATCACCCGCACCAGCCAGGCAACTGGCATCACCCGCACCATGGATCTGCCCGTCACCGAACAACAGATCGTGATGTGGGCAACCACCAGCGCCCTGATTCAGGACGTGTTCCCCAATCTGACCGATGACCAGCGCGAGTTCATCGTGACTGGTATGACCGCCGATGAATGGGATCAGATCTTCGGTGAGTACGAGCAACAACACTACCAACGCGACGGAGGTTCAGGTGAATACGAAGACATCCCATTCTGACCATGCGACATGACATCGACTGGAAGAAAGTCCACGCCAAAGTTGGCGATCGAGTACCTGTCTATCCGTTCCCCTGGCTTGGCGAACCATTCATCGGAGTGGTTGAGAAGGTCAAGATGAACAAGTTCGGCAGGGTGAGCTATGTAATCGGCGGCAGAGAAGTCCACGCAGAGGAATTGCTGCCAGCCGCAGATCAACAGAAACTGAGGATGAGAGCATGACATTCAAGACACACAACGAACTGGTCGGGATCCACATCTTTGACACGCACAAGGTTGGCAATATCGACTGCTCATACTTCGATCTGGTTGCTTGCTTCGGTGAGCCGATGGACGGAGACGGGTACAAAGTGGATGCTGAGTGGTGGATCCAGTTTGATTCCGGCGAGGTTGCCACGATCTACAACTGGAAGAACGGACACAACTATCTGGGTGACGACGGCACCGACACGGTCATGATTGATGAATGGACGATCGGCGGCAAGCATCCGAGCGTTGTCGCCAACATTATGGAAATCCTGACCGAGCTGCAATCTGAGCCAGGGTACATGCCGTCATGAGCAACATCCTGGTCAAAGACGGCGTTGATGAAGCCGCCCTCTACTTCATGCGGAAGGGAGCCGTGCGTGATGCACAGGTTCAGCTTCTGTACACAGCGCTCAAGGATCTCCTTGAGATGCCCGAATACGACGGCACTCGCGCCACCAGCCAGGTGAGATTGCGTGCCAAAAATGCAGCAAAGCGTGCCTTGAAGGCAGTAGAGAAAGGCGAATATGAAACCGATAGTTCATTTCCTGGGGGAGGTTGAGGTCTTCGATTACAAGATCGAAAAGACCGGCAGAGATATTCAGATGGCCAGGCTGTATGCGCTTGACCATCCGAAGCTTGGCACACAATGGGTTCGCACGTCAGAGATCGTCCAGAAGTTTGAGGACGGATCCTTCGAGACTCTGAACACGATCTACAAACCGCTCGACTGATACCTGTACCTGCTTGACTGATACACACAGCCCCGCACGCCGGGGTTTTTTATTTCCATCAACAACTCACGACTCAATCATTCCACGGAGGAAAACATGAGTAACGAAGAACAAGCAGAGCAGATCTTCGAGTCTGCCGTCGAAATGATGGACAGCATCCGCGCCATCAACGGAGACAAGTACGCCAGGACGGTTGAAATCACTCTCAACCTGCTCAAGCTGCGTGACCTGGTCGGTCACTTCCTTGCCAAGTTTGAGGAGCACATCACTGAGGAGAAAGCGCTCGGTGTATGGCTCTCAATCAACAAGTCGATCGCTCACATGATCGCACTCAGCGCCAGGAACGCTGAGATCGAAGACACTGATCCAGGTCAGATGCTCGATTGGGCGAAGAAGATTATGGACATCGAAATGAAGGGCTGCGAGAAGCTTATGGAGGATGACGAATGACAGAGCAAGAATTCAAAGCGATACGTAGGCACGTCATCGGTTTGTTTGTGTTGGCAGTTTTCTTTTTCTACTACACCTGGAGGTAATCATGGGATTGGACATGTACGCATGGGCCGTGCCGGCCAAGAATGTTGGCAATGAACAAGTTGACGTCAAGCTCACCGACCCGGTCGAGCTGGCGTATTGGCGAAAGTTCAACCATCTGCACGGATGGATGGAAAACCTGTACCGCGAGAAAGGAGGAGCCAAGGACGACTTCAATTGCACGACGGTGCGGCTGACGCTCGATGACCTGGCGAGACTGGAGCGTGAGTGTCAGGACTCAGCCATCTTCGTGTCGGTGCAAGGATTCTTCTTCGGTACCGCCGAACTGGACGACGATGACATGGAATCTCTCGAGGACTTTATCGAGAAGGCTCGTGAAGCCATCATTGACGATGGCATGGCAGTGTTCTACGACAGCTGGTGGTGAGATGAGGAATCTGTTCAAGATGCAATGCTGCGAGTGCGGCGAGGTCAGGGTCTGGGTCTGGCAACGCCGCTGCTCATTTTGTGACGTTGGAGAAGGAAAGGTAAAACCATGAACACATATCATCTGCGCAGATTCCGTCGTGTCTTTGCCAATCATGACTGGACACCGAAGCAACGCCGCCGCTACGCCAAGCAGTGGGTCACATCCATCCGCTATCTCGGCAGCAATTGGCTCCTGGCTCAGCCTATCTCGAAGGCTTCCTCTTCCTGAGACCCCGCTTCTCCCCGCCTCTATCGAAGGCGGGGCTTCGCTTCCCTTCTTTTGATTCCCTGATCCCTATCCACTGTTTCCTTGTTCCTCTGCTCTCCCTTTCGTGACCCGCTTCGGCGGGTTTTTCATTTTCATGGAGACCAAATGGAACTCTACAACCTCCCTGTTATGCAGCGCTGGATGAACGAATCTACCGAGACGTTCTCCAGCCGCTTCTGCAACCTGCATCAGCGCAACTCTGCGGCAGCTGGCGAACTCATGGCGTCGTTGGCCACAGCTCTCAACTCTTTGGCCGGCAAGATCGGCGCAACAGACAACGAAGAACAGAAGGCCATCCTTTCTTCAATGCGTAATCGGATTTCCGAAATGGCAACTGCTTGCTACGGCAAGTGCGCCCGCAATCATGACAACCGATTCGCTGTCCTGGTGTACATGGTCAAGATCGACAAGGCTCTTGGCTCGATGCGTAACCTTGACAAGCTGCGTCGTGTCACCAACATGTTTGATGGCGCTCCTGACGAGATCAACTGCGAGGAGTGGCTGCGCGAGCAGATTGACATCTGCCGTTGCGATGATTGCGGTCGTTGGGAATACGACGCCAAGATCGTTCACACGTACCACGATGAGCATGTGTGCCGTCATTGCGTGGCCAACAACTATCGGTGGTCTGATCGCTATGACGCACACGTTCACGAAGACTGCGCGAGAGATGCTCGGGATGAAAACGGCAACTACTGCGTCATTGACGAAAACGACGATGACTTCAACTACGATGATGACCTGGACTCGTATGTCCACTTTGACTACGAACCACCAGCTCCGCCGATCATCGGCAGCTATCACTCGAGCAAGGCTCATCAGCGCATCATCATTGATGAATGGTCAAAGATCAAGCATCGCTGGTTCGGCGTCGAGCTCGAGGTGGAGATCAAGGACATGATGGTCAGCCGTGAGGAGAAGGCCAGTCTGCTGCACGACGTCATCAACGGTGGCGAGCGTGGCGCCAAGGTGTTCTTCGAGAACGACGGCTCGCTCAGCAACGGCTTCGAGATCGTGACCCAGCCGATGTCACTGCCTGCTCATCATGAGATGTGGCAGTTCCTTCGCAACAAGGACGCCGTTCGGTATCTGCTTTCCCACAACACGCGCACCTGCGGCTTGCATGTGCATGTGAACAAGGACAACCTGACGCAGATCCAGATCGCCAAGATCGTGACGTTCGTCAACGATCCGCAGAACGAGTCCATGATCCGTGCTATCGCTCGCCGCTATGCGGAAGGCTATTGCAAGATCAAGCAGAAGGATCTGGCCAGTGCTCACCAGTCTACCGACCGGTACGAGGCAATCAACGTCACACCGCGCCACACGATCGAGTTCCGTATCTTCAAGGGCTCGCTCAAGTACGAGTCGGTGATCGCTGCCGTCGAGTTCTGCAATGCGCTGACTGACTTCTGCTCGATGTCTGTCACCAACGATGCTGCGTCACTGACCGGTGACAACTTCATCGACTACATCAACGACAAGGGTGCTGCCGAGACAACCATTCTCCGCCCCTATATGAACGCCGTCCTCCAAACTGCTTAAGGAAATTTCAATCATGTGTTTGCTCGTTAACCAACCCGCCTCTACCGTCTTCACCAAAGACTTCATCGAAGACGTGTACATCAAAAACAGCGACGGCTTCGGCGTCATGTATGCCGAGCACGGCAAGATCCATGTGTACAAGTGCTTGCCCACCAGCGGCCAGGATATGTACGACTTCTATCAGAAGCACGCCGAAGGCCGTGACTGCGTGTGGCATGCCCGTATGCAGACGCACGGCGACATCGACATGGACAACTGCCATCCGTATCGTGTGACCGACGACATCTGGCTGGCACACAACGGCGTCCTGTCCACCGGCAACACCGCCGACAAGTCCAAGTCCGACACCTGGCATTTCATCCGCAACATCATCGCGCCTGCGCTGACAGCCAACCCAGACCTGATGACCGATCCGGACTGGCAGAAGATGATCGGCGGAATCATCGGAGGCGGCAACAAATTCGGCCTCGTCCGTGCGGACGGAGAGATCGTCATCATTAACCAACAAAGCGGAGTTAACTTCGTGGGAGCCTGGCTGAGCAACACTTACGCCTGGTCTACCACGAAGTTTGGTTTTCGTTCGTCGTACCAAACCCAAACCGGCTACACCGACCAGTACTCGGGGTACAACCGCTCGCGGTATTGGGAAGACGAAGACCAAGGCACTGCGTACACCGAATGGTGGCACGGCCAAAAAGACAACGCCTGGTACAGCAAAGGGTCAACAGCTACCACTGAAGCCAAGGGACAAGTCGTTAAAGAAGAAGAAGCGGATCAAGTTGAGATCGCCCGTGAAGTGGTGAACTATTCGCCGCAAGAGATCCGCCCGATGATCCGTGCTGCGTTCAATTGCTGGATGCGTAACGGCCTGGCCGGCATCGAGTCGTGGTGCAAGCAGGCTCCGTACAAAGCAGCCGCTGTCATCGGCTACTGGTACGACGACCTGGACAACGGGGAGCTCGAGCAAATGGTTGCCGAGGAACCCAACGAGGCCGCGATCTGGATCGAGGATCTGTTCCGCACCGACTCCATCCAACCTTCGATGATCAACTGAGGAGGCGCATGGACCGCTGGCAACAGCATGTCTCGCTCGAGATAGGCGATGCGCTAGGGAATGATGAACGACTGCTTGAGATAACTGATGCCTTGCTTTCAATGCACATGGCTGACCTGATCCCCGGTGACATCTCCGACCAACTCTTCAACCAGATCGACCTGACCAACGAGGGAGGTGGATGAACTGCATTGTTGCAGGCGACGAGGGGCTCATGCCCCTTGTCGGATACCTGAAGAACAAACGCCTGGTGCTCAAGCACACGGCGCTCAACCGGCGATACCAGTCGCCACGCTTTCAAATCTTTCACGCAACAGGAGGCTTCGGCTGCAAGGAGAGCAGCCTTTCAGACATCGTCTACGGGATCCATATCGCAGACGGTGAGAGTGCCCAATGGGATCGAGACGACTTCATTGGGATTGCATCCGACGAGCTGGTCAATCGGGCACTGGAGGACACGGCGCCAGTTGAGAACATCAATCTCAACGAACGCTGTTATTTCCTGGTGGCTCGGGATGGATCAGTCGAAACGGGAGACACGATCGAGCAAGCAAGACGCAGACTTGGACGCATTACATCGGCGGATGTGGCGCTGGCCTACCACGCACATCCACAATCAGTAATCACCGAGCTCGGCTACATCAGCTGGCCCAAGGGCGCTGAACCAGTCGAGGTCAAGATCAAGTCGAGAGGAGGGATTTGGATCGACGCAAACTAAACATCACCAAGTTGTGCAACGGGCTCGGCCTTCGGGTCGAATCCCTTGTGCAGTCCAAGAAACATTTTCATGCAGTTTTAACCAATGGTATACGCAGCAGAACAATCATCTTCCCCGTCTCAGCATCAGACCACCGATGGGAGCTCAACAAAAAGTCTGAAATCCGAAAGGCGTTTGCGCCTGAACCACAATGAGATGCTTCAGATCTGGCATCTCTACACCCAGACCGACACCAAGGTTGACGACATCGCCAAGATGTTCAACATGACACCGCCCTCGGTGTATGACTACCTTGACCGCAGCGGCCTACCCTACGAACGTCGTGGCAAGTCGTCGTCCAAGCTGACAGAGAAACAGCAGCGCCGCATCCGCACGCTTCGGGAAAGTGGCCACAGCGCCGCTAAGATAGCAGCCCTGGTCGGTTGCTCTGGCTCAACCGTCTACCGTCACCTCGGAGGCCATGTGCCTGCGGCCAGGAACAAGCGGTCAGACAAGCCAGTCGCCGCTGTGCAGCATCCGCCAGCGATCGAGCTGCCCGTCCAGATGATCGAGCCCAAGCTCAGCCTGTTCCAGCGCATCCGTCGCTGGTTCAGGGGCTGATCCTTTGACAACAGACCAGGGCCTTGAGCCCTGGCTGTTGTTTTTTTACCACTCACGCCGGCTTAATCATTCCACGTTCGATCAAAGAAAAACCCCCGGTTCGTGGCCGGGGGCTTATTGAGTGTTCGCGTCATCTGCGCGTGGCTTTGTGAGCCATGACTCTATGACGATAATGTCGTTGGTGTTTTGGTTTCTTGCAACACTTGCGTTGCTATAAGTTGCTCGCGGATGATCGAGGCAAACGCCTTGATGCTCATCTCGAGGGTGAAGTCCACATCCTCATCCCACTCGTCGTCCATCATGAATCCCCAAGGGATCCTGACGCGCCACGATTGGAAGTCTTCACGGTACGCCAGCACTGGCGTGGCTCCGACCCTCTTGGCCTGCTCTACGGCTTGCTCCCAGAAGGCTTTGATGTCGGACTCCTTGACCACCTTGTACCTCTTGATCTCCAAGGCCCACCCCTCCAGGCCCAGGATGTCATGTCCCCCGTTCCTGGTCTGCTCGAGGTTCCTCTTGAGCGGCTCGACCAGCGCGTCTCCCAGATACTCCCCCAATGCCTTGCAGAATTCACGCTCGCCCTGCGCCCCCTTGGCTCGGCTGTTGATCTTGCCCATCACTGCACCCGCCTTTCCCCATCCCGGCGCCCCAATATTTCCTCGGCCTCTTCCTCAGTCAGGGGCTTCGCCCTCTCGAACATCTCGCCCGACTGCGCCAACCGGTGAATCTCAGCGATCAGCTCTTGGAGCTCATCCTGCGTGCCCTCGAAGTTGTCGAACGCGCCCGGCGCAAACTCCACCGTGATCTTTTTCTTTTCCATCATGCTGCCTTTCTGTATATCTCAGTGTACTGACGTCTCGTAAGGCCCAGGTTGAACACGCTGTTGCCGGTCATGCGGCGGCGCAGTCCTTCTCGGTACCGCTTCTGGTTTTCCTTTGGATCAGACTTCGGCTTCTTCGCATCAGGCAGATCACCCAGGGCGTACACCGCTCGAGGGTAACGTCGCGCCCCCTCCTCGTCGTACACGTACCGCACCACATGGATGCGCTTGGGTAGGGTTTTCCCTGCCTTGTTCAGCCTGGTCAGGATGGAGCTGATGTACATCCTGTCCAGCCCGATCGCATCGCACACTTCTTTGCGGGTCATCTCGCCGTGTTCGGCAAACATCCGCAGTATCTTGGTCGTCACCGATCCCCAATCTCTCTTTTCCATTTACTTCGCCATCAAATACAAACCAATGTTGGAGAAGGCGTAGCCTGAATACACAACGGTCATCGACCAGTTGCCTTTCATGCCCTGCTCCAACGCCACGTATGCGTACGCCAAGCCCGTCGCCACGATCAGCCAGGCGCTCATCGCGTTGCCTCCATGTACGCTTCCATCAGTCTCTGCGAGATCGACTGGATGGCATACGCCTCGGACTCTGAGCCAGGCTCCTTCTCGCCCAGCCAATCGCAGTGCTCTTGCCAGATATGCACCGCCTCATGCACCAAGAGCGAGGCAACCTGAACACCCGTCAGATCTTTGCTGACCTCGCCAAGACAGACGATCGCTGCCTTGCCGCCATCGGGATGCTCGAGGAAATGGGTGGTGGCATTCGCCCCATCACTCACCCATCGAGGCCACTGATAAGACGGCACGTTCATCCGCTTCATTTCCTTGTTGAAGTCCTTCTCACTCAGACACAACCCGAAGGCGTACCTGCTTTGCCATAGGGCTCTGTCACACCACTTCATTAAATCTCCTGCGCTCGGATGCACCGAGCAATTGACTTGGCCACGTTGCCGTGACTCCCGTTGTCCCAGCTGTCAGCGATCTGAGCGTCACGCATACGCCGCGCATCGGTGGCACAGATCCACACGTACTTGGCATTGGTGCGCCCGATCATCTTGCGCTCGGGCTCGCTGATGGATGCCCACCAGTCATCGAAGTCATGCGCCATACGCCCTCCGTTCCGCCCTCTCGTTGGCGCTCTTGGTGCGGTAGATCTCGATCTCCAGCTCAACCGCCTTGAGGTGGTAGCGGATCTTCTCTTCCTCCATCACCGCAGTCTTGAGGTCATCGAGCAGCTTGAGGTAGCCCTCGCTTGCCCTGGCCTCACGCTCTTGCGCCACGCCTGAGTTGAACCCGTTGCGCTCGGCGTCCTTCATCAGCATGGCGAGCATCGACTTCTTGTACTCGTCCAGGTATTCCCTGTTGGCTCGAGCAGGGGCGTACCTGTCGGCCAGTTGGCGGAATCGTTCAATCAGTTCTTCAATGTCCATCGTTCTCTCCAATCGTTACTCGTCGTCCGTCTCTGTAATAAAGGGTGTTGCCGATCCTGCTCGGGCATTCCAAGAAGTCCATCGACCCAGGTCGCTTGATCGTGTGCTCGATGTGCTGCTCGGGATCGAAGTTCGGTCGCTCGAGCACAGCCTGGTATGCGTACTGGCGCTTGAGCCGCATACCTTTGGCGGGGCCGAGCTCCTCGAGCTTTTCGTGGCCACGCTTGGTCAGTGCCCACTGGTCTCCGTGTCGCTTGACAAAGCCATTGCTCTCGAGCCTGGCCATGTATTCACCATCGAATCGGCTGACGCTATTGATTGCTCCCGCAATCACCTTGAGTTCTTTGCTGTGCATCGGACCGTTCGCCAAGGCGTACATGATCCGATGTGATCCAGCGTTCGCAACGACTTTGCCTGTGCTTATCATTTGCCGCTCCTGTTCAACGCATTTGCCCGGACTACGGCCTTCTTGCGCCAGCAGGAACCGCAGATGAATTTGCTACCCATGTACACCCCGTCCTTTTCTTGGCGGGGTTTGTTGCATTTGTTGCACTCGAATATGGCAGGGCCAGAGTCCAGTGAACCTTCGAGGATGATCTGGCTGTTCAACATTAGGCGTGACCCCCGAACTGCTCGCCTGACATACCGGCCTCAACAGCACGACGCATCAGGCCGTTGATGCTCTTGATCAGACTGCCTGTGTCCGTTGCCATCGCTGCCCAATCGTCATCGCTGACCGCACCGACGATGCGTTGGCACGTTGCGATCTGCATCAGGGAGTGCATCGCAGCTTCAGCGCAAGCCGCTGCCATGCCGGGGTTGGTGCTCTTCATCTCCATGGCCATGGCGTTGGTGATCTCTGCCAGTTGGCGGCACAGAAGCAGCACACGCACGGTCTCGGAGTACTGCTTGCCACGGATAGCGGCCAGGGTCTCGAGCATGGTCTTGGCCTCGGCCTTGACCTCCGCCAGGTTCTCTTTAATGTCACTCATTTCTTTACCTCAATCAGTTCGTCTCTCCACATTGCTTGGTGTGTTTTGCAAATCGCAGTCAATGTGAAGTCCCTGCGTTCTGCTCGGCTCATCTCGCCGCCTTGGTCAAGGTTGACGTGGCATCTGTGACAGAGCCAAGCCACCATCGAATCGTCTGCCTTGATGCCCATGCCTTTGCCGTGCTCGGACAAATTGCTGTGGGCTGACACGATCGTTCCGTCGTTTGCACCGCACATGACGCATGCCTTGTCACGCGCCAGGTCGAGGAGCTTGCGGTTGCGGTAGTTCATTGCTTGCCCCTTGCTCGGATCTTGGCGGCGATGATGTCGGCCACCGTGTCAAGCATGGGGACGTGATAGTGGTCAGCGATCTCGGCGCATGCTTCACGCTCAGCGGCAATGACCTGGGCGATGCGGTTCTCAATCCAACGAATCTCGAGCTCGTTCCAAATCCATCCGCCCACAAAATCTGGGTGGTCTTGCGGTGTAATCATTCGCCGTCCTTTGCTGCTTGGTACTCAGAACCTGTCGGCGGGTGATACGCACCATCAAACTCTTTGAACCGACCGCTGTTGGGTTGCCATTGCAGATACGCCGTGCCTCGCTTGCCGAGCCAACGAGAGCGGATCTTCTGGACGTGAACCTCGGTCGGGGCCTGGGGGTTACGCACGTCACGGTGGACGGCGATGATGTTGTCGGCCTTGTTGTAGAAGTGCGCCGAGCCTGAGACGGTGTACCCATCGGGAACGGGATACACACCCTTAAGATCCTTCATCAGCTTGGCGGGGTGCGCCACAAGCCAGGTGTGGATCTGGTTGTCTCGAGCAAACTTGCGGAGCTGGGTCAGGAAGGTGCTGACGTACTCGGTCTCGCTCACTCCATCCTTGCGCTTGGTGTGATCGAGCTCGTTGTACGGGTCGATGATCAGACCCTTCATGCCGTGGCGACGGATCAGGAACTTCGCCTTGGCATGCACCGCCTCGAGGCTGGGTTCCTCGGGCATGATGAATTTGAAGTGGTCATTAACCCATGCCTTAGCCTCTTGAAACTTGGCCTGGTTCACACGCCCTGCAACCAGACGCTCACCCATGCGCTTCTCCATCAGCTTGGCGGCATGCCAGGAGATGGGCTGGTTCTCTGGAGAGCAGATGCCGAAGGTCCACCCTGCGTTCTCTGCGATGTTGATTGCCATCGCATCGAGCCACTCGCTCTTGCCCATCGAAGGGATGCCAGTGACCAGACTCCATTGGCCAGGTGCGGGGGTGTACAGACCATTGACTGAGTCCCAGCCAGTGGGCTCGCCCTTGATCATCCCAAATTCGAGCATGTTGTTGATGTCTTCCTCGATGTCATTGACCGAGAACACACCCTCAACAGGGAACGGCTTGGCGTCTTCGATGCAGTGATGCAGGGCTTGTGCGCCGTGCTTGACAAGGACTTCGTTGGCGTCCTTGCAATCCTCTGGCCACACCACGCGCAGACACTTGTCACGACCGAGACGTCGGGCGAGCTCGTCTTCGAGCTTCTTGCCTGGCTCGTCTGAGTCCACCGCCAAGATGAATTGCTTCACCTTGTCGAAACGTTCGTCGCTCAGGAATTCAAACTTGAGCTCAAGGTTCTTTGACTCGGGTGTGGGTGCGCCATCGGGGACTGAGATTGCTTGGCGGAAACCTGCAACCTCCAGAGCGAGGGCATCCATCTCACCCTCCACGATGATGGTCATGTCATCGTTGATGTCGTCGTACTTGTAGACGATCTTCTCTGCACCTGCGACCTGGCGGAAGTTCTTCCCGTTGTCGCGGTACTTGATGTTCACGATCTCGCCGCCCTTGAAATAGGGGTACGCGATCGCTGTGACTTCGTCCTCGATCTGCGGCATGTACACCCTCTCGAGGGCGACACGGTTGCGGATCAGAACCTCTGTCGTGATGCCACGCTTGTGGAAGAACGACTGAGCACCCTCGCTCAGGGCGGCGGGGCGGAACTCGGGGCGGGGATAGACCCGTCTTGCCGGCGGTGCCGAGCGATTGATGACCCCTGTACCAAGGCCACCTGACCATCCGCAATGGTGGCAGTGCCATACGCCCTTCTCCGTGTTCACGTTCAGGCACGGATAGCTCTTCTTCTTCCGTGTGTGTGAGCACTGTGGGCAGGTGGTCTTGACCTCTTCGCCGGACTTGCCGTGCAGGTCAATCCCAAAGTCTGAAAAATTTTTCATGAGCTCCTACGTACATCTTTGTAGCTACATGTGCACTTAACGAGTAAGTATGTAGTTACAGATTGTTTGGTGTGATCTAGACCAGATGATCAGTGTTTCATACCATCAGGTCCGGCGTATGTCAGTACACATGGGGCACTGACGGCCTTCATTATCCCTGCACAAAACTCGAAATCTATTAGGGAAATCCCTAATTACCTTTGGATATTCATACAAATACAATTCACTCCACTGCAATACATCGAATGCGCTGTATTACGGCAAGAAATCTACCATCAACCCACTCTCAGGAGCACTATGCAAAAGATTGCATCAGCCTTGGTCAAGGCACAGAAAGGCTTCGGCGCCGCGCTGAAGACCAGTAGCAACCCCCACTTCAAGAGCCGCTACGCAGACCTCGCCGCCTGTGTCGAGGCCGTGATCGACAGCCTCAATGACAACGGCGTGGCGCTGATCCAGCAGACCCATGAGTGCGACAACGGCGTGATCGTGGAGACGATGTTCATCCACGAATCTGGCGAGACCTTCAGCGCCGGCAAGCTGCACGTCCCCGCATCCAAGCAAGACGCCCAGGGCTACGGCTCCGCCCTTACCTATGCCCGTCGCTATTCACTGATGGCGGCATGCGGCATCGCTCCCGAGGACGACGATGGCAACGCTGCTACCGCCGCTCCCGCCAAGAAAGCTGATATCAAAAAGATATCTGCCGGGGAGCTCGAGACCATCACCAACCTGGCCGCACAGGCTGGCGTCGAGTTGTCTGCCATCGCCAAGGCGTATGGCTTGCAAAGCATCAACGATCTTCCATTGGCGAAGACCGCTGAAGTCGTTGCGCGTCTTCAACAGAAGGCCGCTGAATCCACCAACAAGTAAGGAACTACCAACATGTCCGCAACCTATAACAACCAAATTGAAATCGTCATCTTTGACAACAACCGCCGCACCAATGACAAGGCGCCCATCCAGACCGGAACAGTGACCTTCCCAGATGGCACCAAGTACCAGGTCGCCCTGTGGGATCGCGTGAGCAAGAACGGCAACCCGTTCCGTAGCGGTACGTTGAAGCTCGATGACGGCACGTACAGCAAGGGCGGTGCGCGTGGCAACGGCGGCGCAGTCAAGGTGGACTTCTGATGAATCTCACCAACATCCACGGTCTTCCTGATGCGTTGGTGAACGCAATCAAGAACGACCCGTATACGGGTGGCGGTGACATCAGCGTGACCAAGCTGATCGACGCGCCTCAACTTCGTGTGCTCCGCAAGAAGTACGCGAACCTGGTGGTCGAGGACGTGAGCGATCGGATCTGGGCACTGATGGGCCAGGCGGTTCACACCGTCCTGGAACGCGCAGGAACTAGCGCCCTGGTCGAAGAGCGTTTGTACAGCACAGTCGATGGATGGAGCGTCAGCGGTCAGTACGATCGACTGCACCTGCAAGACGGCGTCCTCCAAGACTGGAAGGTCTGCTCGGTCTACAAGGCCAAAGGCGATTCGGGTTGGGAGCGACAGCTCAATTGCTTGCGTTGGCTGGCTCACAAAAATGGTTACGAAGTCAGCCGCTTGCAGGTGATTGCGATCTTCCGTGACTGGAAGCCAAGCGAGGCAAAGCGCAACCCGGACTACCCCCAGCGCAACGTGGCAATCATCGAGGTTCCGGTCTGGACACTACAAGAAGCCGAGGAGTATGTGCGTCAGCGCGTCATGCTTCACAAAGCCGCCGACGCCCAGGACAATCCAGCCCCGATTGAATGCACCGAAGAAGAGCGCTGGTACTCCGGTACCTCGTACGCCCTGATGAAAGATGGCGGCAAGCGAGCGAAACGGGTGGTGTTCATCAAGGAAGAGCTGGGCGAAATCCCTGACGGCCATTACGTCGAGGAACGCCCAGGGGTGAACCGCAGATGTGAGGGCTACTGTGAGGTGGCTCCGTTCTGCGAGCAATACAAGCGCATCAAAGCGCAACAGCCGACGGAGGTCGCAAATGATGTCGATTTTTGAAGCCGCCGAGTATCTCGGTGTCAGCGTCTTCTCTCTGCGCAAACTGGCGCGTGAGAAGCGACTCCCTGCCGGTAAGGTGGGGCGGCAGTGGAGATTCAAGCAGGAGGATCTGGACAAGTTCCTCAAGCAGCAATACGGAGAGGAACATGTCTCAGCCTGATTCATTGAAAGCTCAAGTGGGCGGCAACCATTACAAGGAGCTGCCCATCCAGCCGGTCGAGTACGTCTACAAGAATGGCCTCGGTTATTTCGAGGGCAACGTCATCAAGTACGTCACTCGTTGGCGTAGCAAGGGCGGCATTCCCGACCTCGAGAAGGCCAAGCACTACATCGAGATGCTGATCCAGTTCGAGAAGGAGCTGGAGGAATGAACGTCATCAACGCCGACCTCGCACAGCAGGGCGCAGAGACCGGTGCGTTGCTTGCCGCTTCGCGCGCTAACCGTAAGAACGATGAGTGGACGCAAGAGGCCACCATCATCTTTAAGCTGTACGCCAAGTTTCATCACGACGGCTTCATGACTGAAGACGTCAGGATCTGGGCTGACAAGCTTGGCTTCCCGCACCCTCCTGATCAGCGTGCCTGGGGCTTCATTGCCTCTAGGCTTGCCAAGGAGGGGTACATCAAATCTGATGGTTACGGCAAACAACGTTCTGCCAACTGCCATCGCTCACCTAAAACCATTTGGAAACTCGCATGAACATCACCCTCACCTTCACCATCGAACAGCTCAACATCATCCTGCGCCACCTGGACCAGGGCAAACACGCTGAAGTGCGTCCATTGATGGACTTCATCATCAGCGAAGCGAATGCTCAGACCCAGGCCGCACAGGTTGCAGCCCAAGAGGCAGCAGCAGAGGAGGCCGAATGACAAACTTCCAACGCACTGCCGCCTGGCTGAAGGCGTGTGGCAAAGAGCCGAGCATGGAGAACCTGTCAGTTCAAGTCGGGTGCCACATCGAGGAATTCATCGAGTTCCTGCACACCGTCGAGATCAAAGGGAAAACCCTGCCCGTCGAGGTTCTCGCTGCCGCTGTGCATGTCCTTGATGACTTCGCCGCAGATCTGAAAAAAGGTGACGCTTACATCCGCATCAGCGATGACGAGCGTGAGGACGCCCTCGATGCCCTGTGCGATCTGGAGGTGACGCTTAACGGTGTCGCTTACATCGCCGGCTTCGACAAGGACGCCGCCGACCAGGCGGTGCTTGCATCGAATGACGCCAAGCTGGTGGACGGCAAACCCGTCCTCAAGGAAGGCGGAAAGATTGGCAAGCCCGAGGGCTGGACTGCTCCTGACTTGGCTGCATTCGTATGAACCAGGAGGAGATCTGGGCTGAACAGCTCCGCGAAAGCCGCAAGCGTTTCGTTGCTCGCGTTAAGCAGGCCATGTACATCACTTCGCCCACCAAGCGGTACGAGTTGTATCAGCAGTGGCGCGAAGAGATTGGTGACATTGCAGCGCGTGAGTCAGCGAAATTCACGGAAGCGGTGCGAGCAGGCCGGGTCTCCTTGAAGAAGATCGAGGACATGATATGACCGACTTTATTAGAGGTGCGGCCACCTTGGTTGGCGCGTTCCTGGTGTTCGCTGTGAGCTGGACATTCATCGGATTCGCTGCAAGGGTTGTGCAGACATTGTTCTGCTGGGGGTACGGCTGTTGAACATTGCAGAAAAAGACCAGCTCGAGCGGTTGAAAGAAAGGCTCGAGGAACATATCAACAAGGTGCCCGAGCGCGTGGCCAACGGCAGCATTCAGGACACCAGGGAATGGCTGGAGATTCGGGAGGAAGCCAAGAAGATGTTGCGTAAAAGCAACCTCAACGCTGGTCAGATCCTGTCGATGATCAGCCGCTTGCAGTAAGGAACAAGATGGAAGACAACAACAAAGTCATTGCGGATCGCTACGAGTACACCGCCTACAAGTGGGGCGCGATCATCTTCGTACCGCACTACCGCAACTCCACGGCCTTCGTTGGACCTGGCTATCCAGAGCTTGCGCCCAAGCTGTGGGAAGAGCGTGAGCTCCTGGCCGTTGGCGCCAAGCCGATCAAGCTGATGCTGTGGGCCAGGCCCCGCTTCAGCTTCGACAAGGCAGCGTAAGTTTTGGGGGAAAGGGAAGTTCTGCATGCACTGGTCTGCTGTCGGGAGGCTGGGGTTTCCTGGCCTTCAAGCTCCGGAGCCGACACACTCGACCAGACTTCCTGAGTACCCCACCCCCTTAACCCATTGAAAAAATCCGTCACGGAGCGTACCTTTAGGGTGCGGTCTGCGGCGGGTAGAGGAGCTTTTGGCATGTCTATCTACCTCCGTGGCAGTACGTACTGGTACAGCTTCATGGTGAAGCGCAAGTCGTACCGGGGCAGTTGCAAGACCAGCGATCCGAAGCAAGCGCAGGAGTATCACGATCGGTTGAAGGCAGAGGCATGGCGTGGCCGGTTGCTCAACGACAAGCCCCGCTACACCCTGGCTGATGCGATCGAGCGGTACGTCAAGGACAACGGTGATAAGAAGTCGATTCGGGATGACATCCGATCGGCCAACTGGTGGAAGGAAGAGTTGCAATCCGCCGGCATCATTTACATTGACGAGCTCACCGCCGAGCAGATCCGCGACATCCGCGATGACGAGCTCGGTCGGGCTGGAAGGAAAGGCCCGATCAAGCCAGCAACGGTGGATCGCAAGCTCGCCTTCCTGCGCTCAGTTCTGAGAGCTGCGAAGTTGAAGTGGGAGTGGGTCGATGACGTCCCCTTCGTTGAGCTGTACAACGAAGAAGAGGAACGGGAGCGGTACCTCGAGCCGCATGAGGTCGAGCGCCTGGTGCAAGTCCTGCCAGAGCCGTTCAACTTCATGGCCCTCCTGGCCGTCGCAACGGGCCTCAGACAGGGCAACGTCTTCCAGTTGAAGTGGAGTGAGGTCAATCTGGTCGGGCGCTACATCAGGCTCCCAGGCGTTCGGATGAAGAACGGCAACCCGTTCTCCGTGGCACTGAACGAGACCGCCATGACTGTGATCCGCGCCCAGATTGGGAAGCACACCGAGTACGTGTTTTCCAAGGAAGATGGGACGCCGCACATGTGGCTCCCGTCCGACATGTGGAAGAAGGCGTTGCAGGATGCGGGGCTGGTAAACGTCAGGTGGCACGATCTGCGTCACACCTGGGCCAGCCTGATGCGCCAGTCAGGTGTTGCGCTGGCGGATCTGCAAGAGATGGGTGGGTGGAGAAGCGAGCGGATGGTGCAGCGTTACGCCCATCTGGACGTGTCCCACCTGCACCGGAAGGCAGCGGTGATGGACAGGATTCTGTCGTCAAAGCCCGACGGTGTACGTTCTTTGCACAGCGTCTGAAAGAAAAAGGGCCTGGATCTCTCCAAGCCCTTGATTTGGTTGGCTCCCCGAGGGTGGCTCGAACACCCGACCTTCGGATTAACAG